GGACTGCCTGTCAGCGGATTCGTGACACCGGCCGCGATGTGGTAGACCAGCGGCGTATTCGGGTCGAGATCGAGCCCCGAGCCGACAGCCGAACCGCCCGCGTTGATCGCGTCGTAGAACGTCAGCCGCGTGCCGTAGCCAGTGCTGCCGGCAACGTCGATGCAGAACGCGATCAGAGACACGTTATCGCCGTCGATGGCGGCATTGATCTTGGTCTGCTTGCACACCACGACGCCGGTCGTCGCGCTGGCCGGGAAATCGTCGCCCGACCCTCCATCCAGACTGAGCGCGTTGGTCGAAATCGTGCCGTCCACGCCGTAGCGCCGGCCGCCGCTCCAGTAGACGTCGAACTTTCCGTCCGTCTGGCCGTGGCCGCTGGCGAGGTTGCAGGCGGCCGTGTTTGCGTCCGTCTTGACCCAGGAGCTGACAGACTTGGCAGCCGCCAGCGTGACCTCGACGTCGATTGCCTGATCGGCAGTGACGATCACGCTCTGCGCGATCGACCCCACGGACACTCCGTAACTGATACTGGGCATGGAAGCGCCTCCGTTGTTGGCAGTGGGATTAAGCGTTCAGGCTCGGGGTGCGATCCACGTCCTCGAAGCCCTTCAGCGTGAACGTCACGGTCTGTTCACCACCCAGCGGCTGCGGGTTGCTCATGCCGATGTAGCAGTCGGCGTCCAGGCCAGCGCCGCCGCTATAGGGGATGCACTTGAGCGCGACTGCGGCACCGGTGCGGGCTGCGGCGATGAGCGCCGTGAGCGTGGTATCGTTGGACTTCATCACCATCGTCCAACTCAGCGAGACCGAGCGGCCTGTCGGCCGCGCTGTCGCGATCGGCACCACGGAACCATCGCCCTTGATGGTCGTGTCGCCCATCGTCAGGTCGTTCTCATAGGTCACGTCGCGGCAGTTGGTGATCTGCGTGCTCGCGGTACTGCCGGCAGCGCCGTAGTAGAGCAGCGCCTCGTAGCCCATCTTCTTAACTGGGGTGGTCATGTCTCATCTCCTAAAGTGCTCGATGCACTGCGAATTGCAGGGAAATAACCGCAAGAAACTGCTTGTCCTGCGCGAGCTGCTCGCGGTCGTACGCTTGCACAAGATTTGTTTCGAGCCAGTTCGCCTCGACGTCCGCGAATCGATCCGTGGCGAAGTAACGCGCCATGTCGATTGCCAGCGTGTACAGCCGATCAAGCTCCGCTCGCTGCACTCCCTCGCCGGCCTGGTTCTGCTGCTCCATCCCGAACCGCTTCCGAATCGCGATCTCGAATGACACGTTGGCGGAGTCAGTCGATCGGTCATCCAGTTCGTACGAGTCCCACACGTCTGGCATGACGACATCGACCCGCAGAACGTCCAGTTCCTCCAGCGTCGCGTCGACATCCAGGTATGACCGCTCAGCGCGGAACTGCACCGACCACGACGCCGCGTTGATCGCGGATACAATCGCGTCAGCCAGCGTTATCTCCACCGCGTCAGCCATTGACCACCCGCTGCGTATGCACGCGAATTACCAGACCGTCGCCATCGAGTGCCTCGAAGCACTGGCGGCGCAGAACCGGGAACACCTCCCACACGCTTGAGCCGTCGCCGAATCTGTCGCCGGCCGCTGGCGCCACCTGCTCGCCGTCGATCAGGTACGAGCTAGCCGGCAGGTCGAAATCAACTGCCTCGATCGCCGTCAGGTTGCCGCGTGAGTCCACGCGCTCGTAGACGCGAGTCGCTGTCACCGCCGCCACTCCACTCGTCTCCGTGACCCCGCGCGAGAGCGTGAACTCCCGTGCGAACTCGTCGGAGCTGAAGAACGTGGCGAGGTCTGACTCCAGGCTGTCTCTGAACGTGCGGGACATGCGTCAGCTACTCCGCCTGCGCCGTCGCAGCCGCTTCCTGTGTCCGTGGTTCCAGGTATCGCACTCGCTTTTTTTCCGCGAGCGTGACCTCGAACACCGCGTTACCCAGGTCGCTGCCGAGCAGCCGCAACTCGTCGTCCGTCAGCTCCACTGGCGAGTCCTTCGAGAACGTCACTCGCTTGCTTTCGAGTGCGTTTCCCTTGCGGTCTCGCTTGGTGATGAGCGTCCTGACGAATGTCGGCGCCGGCCACGTTGGACGAACCATCAGCAATGCCATATGCCGCTCCCGAGAATGGCGGGAACGGAGCCGCGGAAACTCGCGGCCCCGAGTCCAGCCGCGTCGCTTACGTGAAGGTGGTAAGGACCGCGTTCCACCAGGCGAGATAGCCCAAGTTGTAGCGCGCGTCCGTCATGAACTTGACAGACTTGAACTCGCTGTCATCCAGGCCCTTCATCTGCCGAGAGAGCGGGGTCCGGGCCTGAAATACAAACGGACGCAGTCGTGCGCCAGTGTTAAACACGTAGAACTTTGCGGCGCTGGCCAGACCTGGCAAGCAGACGATCTCTGGCCGGTCAATCACGACGTTGGTGGAATTGCTCAGGATCTGCGATTCAACGGAGTCATACGCCGTCGCTCGAAGGGCCAGCGGCACGACAACAGTCAACCCGCTGAGCCGCGTCACCGTGGGTCGGTTGAGCAACTTTCCTTGGTCATTCTTGAACCCAAGAAGTGCAGTCACCGCCGCACGGTAAGCTCCCTTGAATTCATCGGTCGTCGGCGTGGTGCCGCTTGCGGCCGCGTAGGTCAGGTCATTGTCCTGCGTACCGCTGTCGCCCCATGTGTGATCCGTATCGAAAAAGTATTGCCCATCAAAGCACGCGGTAGACTCGCCGGCTTCGATGGCAGACAGCAGCAGCTCGTCGGGGTGCAGCGCCGCTTCCTGTCCGAGATGTTCAAGCACCGGCCCGTACATGCCGAGCCGATCGTCCTCGATGTCATCCTTCTCGATCGCGATCGAGCTTTCCCACTTCTTGTTAGCCAGCGTAAAATTGCCGGATCGCAGGCTCTTGAATTGGCGGTCGCCTAGCCACTCCTGCATTCCCGGCATGCTTCCGAGCCAGCCGTATTGCTCGTCCGAGCCGTTGCTTGGGACGATCGTGCAGAGGTTCGGGTAGTATGGTTGCGCTGCATCCGCACCCGCATCAAACTTCGCGGTCAGACCCCGCAGGGTTGCGACCGCACGTGCTGTATCCAGTGCCATGTCATGACCTCACCTCCCGAGTGAAGCCGTCGTATGGGAAAAAGCCGGGGGGTTCAGTGGCCACCTCCCCCCCCAGCCACTCGGGGTCTCGCTACTTCAGCCGTGCTTCCAGGTCGAGCACGCGCTGCTGAAGGTTCTTGATGACGCTGAGCACGGTGTTGCCCTCATCCGCGCTCACGAATCCGTAGGGAGTCGACGTCGTGAGATTCTGAATCGCGTAATCCGGCGTGCCGGGAGCGGTATGCGTGATCGTCGTCAGCGCCGCGATTTCCAGCGCTCCGACATTGCTCGGCTGGATGGCGACAATGTGCTTTGTCGAGCTGACGTAGCGCACGATCTTGCCGATTCGAACGCTGGTCGATCCGAGCGACAGCACGCAAGCGTAGTTGTCGTCGGCGTAGATCGGCATCCCGACGTCGGTCTGCGCGAAGCCAGTGCCGGTCAACTCGAAGTCGCCCTCCGTGTAGACCTCGACCCACTTGTCGCCAGCAGACCCGCTGGAGTTGTCGGCCTGCGCGACGGCGATACCAGCGAACCCGTTGACGCCGGTGGCGGTGTCATCATCCGCGTAGCCGCTCGCGTTGATGAACACGAGCGTACCTTCGTAGATGTTCGTGGACGCCGCGACCGGATAGGAACGCCGCGCTCCGTCCTGCCGCTTGGTGATCTGGTTTGCTGTCACTGCCATTGACTGGCCTCCTCAAAAAATGGTGATGGAACGAGGCCGTTAGGCGGCGTCCTTGAGTCGCGACTTGATGAACTCATCGCGCGTGACGCCGATGTGCTCGAGCGCCTCACGATGCTCGTCGTATTCCTTGCCGAACTGCTCCTCGCGGGTCGGCTTCTTGCCAGCGGGATCGGCGGCGTTGTCGTCAACGGCCGGATTCGCCTTGCTCAGGTAGCCGGCCGCGCGAATCCACTCCTGCGCGTCGGCTCTGGAGAAGCCGGCGTCGAGCATCGAGTCGCGGTCGGCATCCGGCACCTTGGCCAGCTTGCACAGCGCCGCGATCTCCTTGCGACGCGCCAGTTCCGCGGCTTGCTGCTGCTTGGCACACTGAGCGGCCGGCGATTCCTTCGGCGGATCGCCTTCGGCCATCGCCTCGCCTTCACCCTCTGACTCGCCGTCCTTCATGGACGCGATTTCTGCCTTGAGCGCCTCGATCTCCGCCTTGAGCGACGCGACATCCTCCTCGACGCTCAGCTCTTGCTTCTCGGCCGCGGCGCTTTCGGGCGCCTTGTCGTTCTTTGGCTTGCTCGCCATGCTTTCATCTCCTCGGCTCGTGAGATACCGTTCCAAAAACTCGCCGAACCGAGCACGGATGACATCCGCTGGTGCATCGGCGAAATACGCATCAAGCAGCTCCGTCGCCTGCGCTGGGAGATCTTGAATGTCCACGGATTCGAGCGAGAACAGGCCACTCGTGGCGGCCGGCTCGTCGACAAAATCGATCGC